GGCTGAAGCCGACAAAAAATCTATAGGCGTCCATTCATTAGCCGAACCAGGAATAATTTTTCCAGGATGATACTTGGCAACATGAGCCCGCAATGGTTCGCCATCAATGGCACGCTCAATGCCATCAACTAAAGGACCGGCATTCATTCTGCCGTTTGGATTGCTGACGCGATCGGCTTCTATGATTTGCGTTGCCAGCCTAAATGGCCATCCTTGCCGAGATTTACCAGCAAGCAATACGAAAGAATCCCCGGATACATCATGCGACCTTAGCGCCAGTTCTTGCTGTTCATAAAAGTTTAATTCTCCATGCACATCGGCAAAGGGCGATTCTGCCCACATCGAAAACCGCCGTTCTGTAAACGATTGCCAAGCGCTGGCTTGATCATCTGTTAAGCCCAGCTCTTCAGCATCAATTCTGCTCTGCAGGTTGATACCTGCAGCGACAATGTAAGAGCACCGTGTAGAGATAGCCCCCGTTGCTACCGGCGCGGTTCGCTCCAGATCACGCGAAAACGCACGCAGGTCAGCCAGTTCATACTGAGCAACACCATCAGCATCTAGCGACTGGGGGCGCCACATCGAAAACCGCGGCGATTGCGCCATTCGACTCGAGCCCGTCATGCCGCCAAACGCCATGGCCCCAGCACCGGCAAACATTGCCGGCCTGCGCAGTGGCTGCTTTGGTGGCTTCTTGCGCTTGGCCATCACCAGTTAGGCCTGATTGTGAGGGACCGCCCGCGACCACTGGCCGCAGCGCTTAAGCGCTTGACCTCAGTATCCCAGTATTTGATCCCCTCCCTGATCTGAGCGATGTTGGCGCGGGTCAGCGATCGGTCTCCAATGCTGTACTGCTGCCCAGTCAATACCTTGGCCTCTGCGTCCAGGTACTGCTGCAGTCGCTCCGTTGCAGTTGCGAGGCTGATTCCGCTCATGGTTACAGGCTAGTAATTTTCAGCCACGGCGAGCAAATCTATTTCCAGTCCTGGTACTCCCCTTCAGCTGCGCCTCCAGTTGATCCCACATGGTCGCCCGGTTGTAGCGCCGGGCCACCAGCTGCAGGGCCGCGTAGGCGTAGCGGGTGCAGTCTCCGCTTTCGTCATGCTCGCCCTGCGGCAAGAACCACTCGTACTGGGTGAAGCCCTTCACCATCTTGGGCCGCCGCTTCCAGGGGAACAGCTCCGCCAAGAACTGATCAGTCGAGGCCTCGCCCAGATGCAGATATCCAGGGCCTGGCGTGTCGTTGCGCAAGCGCCCCTGCAGGTGGGCCATGCTGGTGTCGGTGCCGATCGGATACAGCAGCACCGAATGCCGTTGGATCGCCTGATTTTTGCGGTTGATGTCTACGGCCTGGCCCTTGCCGATGATGGCCTTGCCGCTCTGGCTGCCGCCCTTGACCGGCACCCATTTCCCGCGAGTACGGCAGTAGTCGCGGACGCGGTGGGTTGCGTTGCCACCATCGTCAATGGCCCCCTGAATGATCGACAGCTGAGTGCCGTCGTGCCGTTTCCATTTGGTGTCGGCGATCCGGTCGAGCTGCTCCCAAACCTCATCGCCTTGCGGATCGCCATGGATCTCCCAGTGGCCAAGGTGCCAGCCCTCCTCGCCCCTACCCCAGCCCCAGAGAGTCACCACGATGCGCTCACCGATCGAACCGCCGCCGCCCTGCACGTCAACGCCTGCGGTGATCACCAGCACGCCATCCGGCACGCTGCCAGCCGGGTAGCCGTTGCCGGCTGCCGTGTTTTGTCGGCGCTTGGCCAGGCCCTCGGCATTGAACAGATTCTCCAGGGCATCCTCCCAAGCTTCGGCGGCGCGTTTGTTTACCCAGCCCTTCAGGAGAAGGTGATCATTTTTAGCCCTCAGAAACTCGTCTCTAATCTTCTCCCACATCAACCACCCGTATGGCGCATACCAGCCAGGCAGATGAAACCCCGCGGTCTCGCCATCGCCCCTGGCGGTCGCCTTCCATTCTCCCCCCGCCAGCATGGTCGCCTTGTGGTGTTGAGCGACGCGCTCATTGCACGCGGGGCACTGACACCACACATCACCATCGGGACGGTCCCATACGAAGTGCTCCCAGCGCAGCACTTCCAGTGATTCGCAACATGGCATCAACGCCCGGTAGCGGCGGCGATCGCTGCGAGTTTCGAACTCTGTGGTAATGCGGCAGGCGCCCCGAGTTCCCGGTGTACTGGTGAGCAGGGTTTTGCGATCTGGGAAATTGGTGAGACGAGCCTCAGCATTCTCCAAGGGATCGCCCTTGTCATCAATCTCTAGCGGCAATGATGAAACTTCATCAGCCCATAGATACTGAGCTGGCATACCCTGGGCTGCGCTACCACTGTTGCCGCCGATAATGCTCAGCAGCATATCGCCCTCAAACTCCTTCAGGAACATAGCGTTAGCAGCATCGCGCGATTTACTGCTTATCGCTTTAGCGGCTACAGCTGGAGTATCTTTGAACAACGGTGTAAGCCGTTGCCTGATCTGACGTTTAGCGAATGCCTCCGTAGGAAACATCACCAGGAACGGAGCGGGATCCATGGCGATTGTTCGACCCAACCAATTAAGACCACACTCGGTTTTTGCCCCAGATTGTGAGCCAAAAATAAGCACAACTCGCTTTATTTTTCGCTCCCTAGGACTAAGCAAATCCATCGGTTCTTTCAGGAACGGAACGCGATCAGTTCGCCACAGTCCTGGTTCTGACGTTGATCGCCGCGTAAGGATTCGCTCCCTATCCGCCCACTCGCTGACCGTCAGGTTAAGCGGTGGCTGCAGTGCCTTGACAAAGGCCTGCCTGTAAAGCAGCGCAGCATCAGGCATCGGCTAGCCCTCGTAGCGCTGATTCAATTTCAGCCTGAAGCTCTGATCTAACCTGATCCTGATCTGTCATCCCGGCAAGCTTGGCCGCCAATCTGTTGGGAATGATTAACAGCAGATCACGTACTTGCCGTGCTAGGCGAGAAGCTTCCTGCCTCACCTCGGCAGCTAGCACTAGCTCAGCCTTCTCCTTCATCAACTCAAGCCGCTCCCGCTCAGCCCTGTAGACCTCCCTGGCGCGTCGCGCTTCCGCGTAGCTGGGGCCGCCAGGTGCGGGAGGATGCGGAGCGGTAGATGCCTGCCGCCTCGGTGAACTGACCACTGCGCCAGGAGGCCTTGGGCTGTTGACCGTCGTGCCGCTCCTGGTGGCCCATTGCTCATCCGCTAGAGCGGGATTGATCACCCATCCCCTACCCTCACGCCTGACAGCCGGCTCCTCTAGGCGCCCAGAGTTGATTGCCCGCAGGACACTGACGCGCGTTTGGCCAATCAGGCCATGGGCCTTGCGGTGGTTGGCGTAGGCCTGGAGGTTCACGCGAACCCCCAGGCGTTAGCCTCATCACCTAGCCCTGCCGCCGCCCATGCGCTCCGATCTGCGATCGGCCCGCTGGTTTGACTGGCGATTGCGGAATGCGGCGCGGGCTTCTCGGCCCTGGGTGGTATCTTTAAGCCGGCCGCCCTTGCCGCGCTCGAAAGCGCTGCCGCCACCCTTTCCAGGGTTGACGTTGCCAAAGTAATAGGCCATGAAAAGAGATCGTACTCCAGTTCAGTATAGGCAATCATTCCGCCAGGTCGGGAGTGTGAGCGTAGCGATGCTTAAAGCCACTAGGACGGTAAACCATTACCCTGTCTTCCCCGTCATAGATTGGCGTAATATCCTTGCCGGACTTCACCGATGCGTAGGCGAAACACCTACAACTTAATGGCCCCATCTTGGCCGAGAAGTATTCAGAGTTCCATAGGAAATCCCAAAACTGTTCGGCATTCAACTTAGGCAACGAAGCGCCAGCAGGTAATCCCGCCATCATTCTGAACTGCTTTACATCAGAATGAAAGAATGGCCCATAATTAAAACCGGCCGGTAGTTCTGACATAGCAGATATGGCCTCGTGCTTTTGAATTGTAATGTAATCCTCCTGTTCATTTGCATGCCATTGGTGAGCAGCGTTGATTAACTGTTGCACCATTGGCATCGTCTTACCATAGACTTGCTC